AATCGCCTTCTAGAGAAAGGAGTGGCAAAGGAGTGTGCAAGGTTTGTACTGCCTCTAGCGACGCCTACACGCCTCTATATGACGGGTTCTGTAAGGTCATGGATACATTATATCGATCTTCGCTCATCTCATGGAACTCAAAAAGAACACATGGAGATTGCTGAACTTGTACGTTGTATTTTTACATGTCAGTTTCCCGCAGTATCTGAAGCACTTGGTTGGACTCGTGAAGGATGCTCTGAATGCATTGATCCTCCATCTGTTACGATTGAATAAATATTCTCATATACTATGGAGGAATAAAGTTGGCAACTTATCCAGTTTATAATAAGGTCACTGGGGAACAAAAAGAGATTGTTCTCAGTGTTCATGAATGGGATCAATGGAAAAAAGATAATCCAGAATGGGATAGGGATTGGAGTGATCCATCAACTTGTCCAGCATCTGGAGAAATAGGTGAAGTTTATGATAAATTAAAGAAGTCTCATCCCGGATGGAATGATGTCTTGCATCGTGCAAGCAAAATGCCAGGGTCAAAAGTAAAACCAGTTTAATTTTTTTATATGGCAAGAAGAAAAAGAGTAGATGATCAACCGATTGGTGTTGGTATGACGGCGAGACAAATAAAGAGAAAGAAACCAATTAGTACCGATTTGATGAGAGATGTTGAACCTCTCACCGAAAATCAAAAGATTTTATTCAAAGCATATGAATCAGGACAAAACATCGTTGCTTACGGTGCAGCAGGTACGGGTAAAACATTCATCACTCTCTATAATGCACTTCAAGAAGTTTTAGATGAAAGGTCTCCTTACGAAAAAATTTATATCGTTAGGTCTCTTGTAGCAACCCGCGAGATTGGATTTCTTCCAGGAGATCATGAAGATAAGTCTTCTCTTTATCAAATTCCATATAAGAATATGGTAAAGTACATGTTTAATATGCCAGATGACCCATCTTTTGAGATGCTCTATGGAAACCTTAAGACTCAAGGTACAATTAGTTTTTGGAGTACTTCTTTTATTCGCGGAACTACTCTAGACAAAGCAATTATTATCGTTGATGAATTTCAGAATCTTAACTTCCATGAATTGGATTCTATTATTACTCGGGTTGGTGAAGATAGTAAAATCATGTTCTGTGGCGATGCAACTCAAAGTGATCTAATTAAAACTAATGAAAAGAATGGTATAATTGACTTTATGAAGATTCTTCGTGTAATGCCGTCATTTGATATTATTGAATTTGGTATTGAAGATATTGTTCGCTCAGGACTAGTTAAAGAGTATATCGTAGCAAAAACTGAATTGAATCTATGACATTTATTCATCATAATTACTTGGGTGATATTGAACTAGAATGTAAGACAACAGAAAGCATCCGTCTTTATAATCTACCTAATGGAGGATGGGTGCCTTCTATTACTTCTGTAACTTCTTTTTATAATCGTCAGATTTTTATTGATTGGCGTAAAAGAGTTGGTCTCGAAGAAGCAAACCGAATTACTAAAAAAGCAACAGCAAGAGGAACTGATTTTCACCAAGTGTGTCAAGATTATCTTGAAAATAAAGAGTTAAATTGGGATGATTATCAACTCTTAACAAAACACATGTTTCATCATGCTAAACCATACTTAGATAAGATAAATAATATTCATGCAATCGAAAGAACTCTTTATTCGGAGTACTTGGGACTTGCTGGAAGAGTTGATTGTATCGCAGAATATGAAGGAGAACTTGCAGTTATTGACTTCAAGACTTCAGAGAAAATAAAACCAGAAAAGTGGATTGAAAACTATTTTGTACAAGAAACATTTTATGCTGCGGCATACTATGAACTAACTGGAAAAGTAGTTGAAAAACTCATTACATTGATGGTCACTCCTGGTGGAGAAGTAAAAGTGTTTGACAAAAGGAATAAAGGAGACTATATTAAACTATTAGTTCGTTACATTAAAGAATTTGTACATCACAATACTGGGTCAAATGGAGAATGAGTTAGAAAAGGCACTTGAAAATAAATTCATTTCTTCTGCAAAATTTTCTGAAGAAATTGAAAAAATAGTATCAAGTCAAAAAATTAATTACATTGATGCAATAGTATTTTATTGTGAAGAAAACACTATTGATTTAGAATCTATTCCTAAACTTATATCAAAACCTTTGAAAGAGAAGATTAAATATGAGGCGATGGAACTTAACTTTCTCAAAAAAACCTCCCGTGCAAAATTGATCTTTTAATGATGCCATTCGATGCTTACCGAGAATATCTTGCTCTGAAAAACCATTTTACTAAAAATAGTTATGATTATTTTAAATATAATAAAAAGGTAAGAGCAACAGTTCAATCTTTCTACAAACGTAAGGACAGATTCTGGTTTGAAAAATTAGCAAGGCAAAAATCAGAGCAAGAAGTAGTAGAATTTTTTGTTGCTAATTTTGCATCTTGTCCCGATCCAGAAACTCTTTGGATAGGTGAAATGATTAAAGAAGGTGAAGAAAGATATCAAACCTGGCAAAGGAAGGTTCAATCTCTTTCTTATGTCTTTAAAGAAGAAAGTCAGTCTTTATTCGAAGAAAACAAATTTGATGATGTTTTCAATTGCTCAAAGGGGCATCCTCCACTTCTTAAAAAATTTTTGAGTGATAAAGTATCACTAGAAACAATGGTTCTTTATGATAAAATCTTTAATTATTCAAAGAACTTTGATAAAAAACTCCAAGATCCAGTTTGGGAAACTGTAAGTCGTCGGATTAAAAAATATAATCCATTTATTCAAATAGATATATTTAAATATAAAAAAATTTTAAAGAACGTTATTTTGGAGGATAAATGAGTTTTTTTAAATCAGAAGTTGTTCGTTCAGAAATGACTGAAATTGCAGAACTTCAAGAACATATTTACGGAAACATTTTTAAGTTTCCTACAATGACTAAAGAAGAAAAACTTGAGCATGTTGAAGTTCTTGAAAAACTTTTAGAAAAACAAAAGGTTCTTTATACTCGTTTGAGTTTATCTGATGACCCAGAAGCAATTGAGATGAAAGAACGTGTGACAGAATCTGCTGTTATGATGGGAATGCCAAAAGGAACTGATATGAATATTATTTTGAATAATATGTCTAAACTGCTTGAGGTTATGAAAGAACAGATTGACAAAACAGGTTCTGACTGCTAGAATATGTTGGGCTAGACAATCCCTTAAGCAAAGTCACAAAAGCCAAATACAATTTATAAAGGTAATCTAAATGTCTTTTGAATCTCTTAAAAAACAATCTTCCCTTGGTTCTCTTACGCAAAAACTTGTGAAAGAGGTTGAAAAAATGAGTGCTACTACTTCTGGTGGTGCCGATGATCGTCTATGGAAACCTGAGATGGGAAAGGATGGAGTAGGATCTGCAGTGATTCGGTTTCTTCCTGCACCTGAAGGAGAAGAACTTCCTTGGGCAAAAATGTATTCTCACGCTTTCCAAGGACCTGGTGGATGGTATATTGAAAATTCCTTGACTACTATTGGTCAAAAAGATCCTCTTGGTGAATATAACCGAGAACTTTGGAATACTGGATCTGAAACGAATAAAGAAATTGTTCGTAAGCAAAAGCGTAAGCTTAACTATTACAGCAATATTTACGTTGTAAAGGATCCTGCAAATCCTCAAAATGAAGGAAAAGTTTTTCTCTTTAAGTATGGTAAGAAAATCTTTGATAAAATTATGGAAGCAATGCAACCAGAATTTGAGGATGAAACTCCTATCAATCCTTTTGACTTCTGGCAAGGTGCTAACTTTAAACTCAAAATCGTAAAGAAAGATGGGTATTGGAACTACGACAAATCAGAGTTTGATCGAGTTGCACCACTGTTGGACGATGATGATGCTCTTGAATCCATCTGGAAGAAGCAGTATTCGCTAGCAGCAATTACTGCCCCTGATCAATTCAAGTCTTATGGAGAACTTGAGCGTCGTATGAATATGGTTCTTGGTGTTAAAAATTCTTCTCCTACGCACTCTCGTGCTGTAATGGAAGAAGAGGAAGAATATGAATCTTATGTAGAAAAACCTTCTACAGAGAGTCGTATTGCAGAGGAACTAGAGCAATCTTATGCTCGTTCAAAGACTCCTTCTCTTCCTAAAATTTCTTCCGATGATGATGACGAAGATGATGCACTTTCATACTTCCAAAAACTGGTTGATAGTTGATTATAGATAAATTCTAATATTATCTGCAGTCTTTAAGGTTTCGGTTTTAAATTGACCGGAACCTTTTTCGTATTTCATAATATCATCCATATCATCAATAATAATATTCAAATATTTTGGTTTAAGTAAAAATATATTTCTTTTATTCTCTTCAATTTTTTCTTCATATTCGTAATTAGTCACTCCAATTACTGAATTTAATGTAACAACATTTTCTGTTAGATTATCATAATAAGATATAGAAAAATCTTCTTCTACTTGTATGCCTGCTTTTAGGATAGTTACACCCGAACTATTTTTAACTTCGGTTGTTTCGTAGTGGTGAATATCATTGTAAATTCTATTGTAAGTATCTAATTCACTATCTCCTGGAATACCATATTTCTCAAACAAATATCTATCAAAAGATTCTTGTGTTAATGGCCATTCTGTTTGAATATTGATAATATTATTAGATAAAAGAACTATCCAATCTAAATTGGAATCTCCATAAAAATCAAAAGAAACATTATCTGGTCTATCATTACCTATTATTTTATATTTGTCAAAGAAAACTAGATTATCAATTATATCACTTCTTATTTTACCTTTTTTAAAAAAGTTTTTAACTTGGATATAGTCTCCAATTTTTGAATTTGGTAGTCTATTTACATATTCAAAATTTGGAACTTTTCTAAAATACTGATTTGCCATTTTAGTAACCTATATTAGTATCTATTGATTTTCCATCAAGGTTTCCATAGTCATCATTAAA